TCAGTAAAGTTGTTATCTGTTAATACCTTATTTCCGTCCTTTTCAACATATCCGCTTAATATTCCCTTAATCTTTGTCACAACATAAAGTGTGCCTGCCTTGTCTAAATACTCATAATTTGCCATTATTAATACCTCCATAAGTTAAAAAATTGAATTAAAAATTTCGTCTATTTCTTGAAAAGTCAATGCACTATTAACACTTACTGCATCTACTTCCTCAGCGCTGTAATCGGGCTTTGTAGGTTCTTTCGCCCATTTAGGCACAGTGGGGTCTTGCTCGTTCATATCGCCTATAATCGTTTCTCCATTAAGGGAAGGAAGATTAATCAGTTTTTCATAATCATTTGTGCTGACCTCTGTAACATTTTCAACACCTAATTCCACGTCAATGTCCGTATCAACGCTTGTGTCAACTTCCTCGTTATCAACGTCTACTTCAAGATTTATCATTCAATTTCCCCCTCCTGCAATATATCTTCCATTGTCCTTGTAATAATTCCACTTGCAACGGCTTTTCCGTCTTTTGCAATGGCTCTTAACTGAATTTCAACGATACCATTGGTAAACTCCAGTGTTTCCGCTTGCGTTAAGGTTGTCGATATTATATTTTCCTCACTATCGCAAATTAAATCCTCATTTGTCTTTGTAAGCACATAATTATTCTGCCTTAAGGTAATGTAGATATTCTCCAAATACTCCAATTCAATGTTTTTCAAATGGACTTTAATTGTCGGTGTTGTGCCTCTCCTCATACTCTGATACCTCCAAATTTTAATTATATGGGCTATACTTATCGTCAATACTCCAAGCATACATATAAGCATATACTTCTGACACTGGTGTATCTGACGGCAAATATAATGTTGGTGGGTTTGTCATACTTACACAGCCTTCGTAACAGCCTATTGTTTGTGCACCTGTTCGTATTCCAGTTTGTTCATACAACCTATCACTCGTTTCCTCTTGAACCCATTGCTCGGTTTTACTATCATAATAATATCCAGTTTCAAATCTCAATACGTTGTATGTCATTGGTGCTACTTCCATAGAACTGCAATTCTTAAACGCTTTTTCAACAATATATAATCTCTGACCAATACTTATGAATAAGTCTGTATGAACAGTCTTTAAATTTGTGCAACCGTTAAAGATATTTCCGCAATCTATTGTCATTATAGTTACTTGACCCGTAGTTTCATTGACTGTATCGTAGCTATCATCAAGCGTTCCAAAAATCAAAGGTACGTCTGTAATATTTTCGCAACCCTCAAATGTGCTATCAAACTTATATGCATTATTGTATAAAAATAGGTTCTCAGGAATTTCAAGAATATATGTATCAGCAAAAGCAGAATTAAAGTTATACGCTTTAACATTGTTATCAAACAATCCCTTAGGTATTGTTTTAAGCCCACTATATTGAAAAACAGAATCAAATCGTTCAGCCTTTACACAATCTGTGAATAAGTCTTTTGTTATAACAATATCTGCTTTGGGCTTACCTGTTTTACTATCAACATAACCGCACCCTCTAAATGCACTTGAGAAATTCGTTGCTTTGACACATCCCTTAAAAATGTCACTTGGTATTTCCTTAAGACTTTGACAGCCTTCAAACACGCTGCTAAAATTCTCCGCATAATAACAATATTTAAACAACTCATTTGGTATGGTTAATAAGTTGTAACAACCGCTAAACATCCTTTCTGGCTGCCTATTTTGATTATTCACCAATATTTCTGGATAAACTGTTGCTGGAAGTGGGTCTAAAACATTGGTTAATGTCTTACTTATTACATCTCCAAAACACCTAAAATGCATCAAGTCACCAGTTATTGTAATTATATAGGAAATACTTTCGGCATATGTATGCGTAACTTCCATATCGTCATTTATTGTTCCAGCCCATTCTTCAACGTCCGTACCGTCTCCCCAGTCCACAAAAAAATCACCTATGGCAAGGAAATAAAGGGTTTTTCTGCCATCTAAGGACAAATCAACTATAAATCTAAACGCTTTCTTTTCTTCCAGCTTTTCCCACACTAGCTGATTACCAATATACATTTGCTTGTGGTAATGGCCTTGAAAGTAGATGTCCTTATGGTCATATCCGTTATAATAAATTCTTGAACTTTGTAAGCCCATTAATTAACCACCGCCGTCCCTCTAATCAGATATATTGTGTTAGGGTCTGTTTCCTCCGGTAACTTATCAACGGATTCAACCTTAAACAACCCTTTTGTACTGGTTTGCGTTGCCAATTTGTAAGCCGTGTTAGCCTTGCTCGTTGTGCTGTTGTTATCAGTTTCATATGTTTCATTGCCGCTTGAGGTAACTTCATCATTAAGACTTGTAATTCCGCTTAGGCTTCGATTGAGGATGTAGCTTGATACTTCTGTTCCGTCAACATCCGTCACCGATAAGCTGTCACCTACGTTAGCCCATACCATACCAGTGCCCGAATATGAAATAGGTGTATATTCAATAGTCGACACCTGAGTATACATTGTTTCTGCAATTTCAAATATTTCTTCGCCTGTATAGCCATTGATAATCATATTGTCACGAACAACATATCTATTCTCGCCATACTCAAATGTACCATCACTGAATGTTGCCGTTGCGTCATCCTCGCCAATAATCTCAACTTGGTTGATTGGTTTTACTTGATATTCTTCACTTTCAAAAGACCAAAACTTTCCTTTTTCAATGTTATAATTTTCTTCGTTGCCAAGAAATACATATCTGAACTTTCCGTCAAAGCCAATCGTGCCGAAGCATCCGTTGACTTCACAAATACCTTCAATAATATCTTTTCCAGTAACAACTGTCCTACTCGTTGGTTTTAATCTCAAATCATCAAGCGGCAAATCGTGTTCCTGCACCTCAATATTGAAATATTCAAAAAATCTTGTCCTAAGCTCTTTGATTGTAGGATAATTGCTTTCTGCTTGGTTGAAGAACTGCCTTTCATACCAATTTGTCATATCTTCCTTAAGGACTTTATACAAATCGTCATAGCCTGTGAGCGTTCTATAACCTTTATTAGACGATTTTTTAGATGAGGTAATATAATACTTGCCTAAAGAGAAAATTTCGTCATATCCAGTGAATTGCATTGTTACATACACAGTCTTGCCAATGTAATCTATGCTCTTATCCAAAACATCAATTGTAAACTCTGACGCATTACACTTGCCAAAAGCTAATTGGTCATCTTCACAAATAGATTGAGTTATAGTCATTGATTCTGATTTGATTGACTTTCCCTCAAGCGTAATATCAAGCTCAGGTATGCTAATATAAATGTACTTTGTGCAGCCTTTGTCTATTAAGTCCTTAATCTTGCTGCCATTGAAAGTATATTGAGCATAAATAAACCTGTCAGAAGTTACATTTGTGTAATCTCCACTCCACCCTGTGAACGTATAAGCGTTTCTTGCAGGCACAGTGGTTGGCAATATTGCATCTTCCCCATTAGGAATACTTTGCTCTGATATGATTGAATTATTGTAATCAAGAAACTTAACCGTCCAATTATCAATGAAAATTGCTGTAATTACCTTATCTTGGGTAATATTGGTGTAATCTCCGTCCCAGTTTATAAAGGTCTTTCCTTCGTGAACTGGAATATCCGGCGGTACTGCATCCTCACCATACTTAAGCTCTTGAGTGCTTAACACTGTTTCGTCATAATCTTTAAAGACTACGGTATATATTATTGCTTCATATGTTGCATAAAAATCTGTGTCCTTAAGAATTGTTGTGTCAAGTGCAGGATTCCAACCAGTATATAAATATCCTGCGACTGCTGGTATGACTGGTGGATTGAGTGATTGTCCGTATTCAACATCTTCCTCTTTCAAAAGCGCATCTTCAAATCCGTAATACCTTATATGGTATGTGCAAATTTCGTATGTTGCCGTAATATCGGTATCAGTTTGAATATTGGTATAATCGCCCTCCCAACCCATAAACTTATATCCAGTTCTTTGTGGATTGCTAGGTGGGGTTGCACTTTGACCTTCCTCAACTCTGACGCTCAATAATACTTTTCCGTCATAATCAAGGAAACGTACTGAGAATCCTGTTGATTGTTCCCATATAACCTTAGCGTTTGTCGCGCCCCACGGGGAATTAGCAACACTATCTTCTTCGGCATCAATACTAATTTCTGCCAAATTTGAGCAGTTGCTAAATGCAGTAGAAACTATGGTTGTTGTTGTTTCAGGTATACTCACCTTAAGAAGTGAACTGTTATCACCAAATGCATAGCCTGCAATGTCCGTAACTCCGTAAGGAATTGTCAAATTGCTTATTGCTGTTCCATCAAAAGCATACTGATTTATTATTGTTATCAAATTGCCTCTGAATGTAACGTCTGAAAGACTGGAACATCCGGCAAAGGCATATTGAGGAATTTTTGTATATGTTGCAGGAATGATAATGCTTTTTATAGACGTACAATTTTGAAAAGCATATGTACCTATTGCATCCGCTTTCACCGGCAAATACACATCTTGCAATTTTGAACAGTTTTTAAATGCAGACGTTCCAACACTGGCAGAATTTTCCAAGCTAGGTATACTAACCAATTCAGTACAATTAAGAAATGCACTTGCATATATTGTCATTTGCTCTGGATTGAATGTTACGCTAGTTAATGAAGAACAGCTTGCAAAAGCGTTGCCGTTAATTGCTATTACCTTGTCCGGAAGTGCTATTGTGCCTAATGAAGTACAGCTTGCAAAGGCATATGTCGGAATTGTTGTAAGTATACTATCTGCTTCAAACAAGACTGAATTTAAACTGGTACAATTACGGAAACAATAATCTCCCAAGCTCATCACTGATTTAGGTATAGTTACAGTTCCTAATTTTGTATATTGAAAAGCATAATTGCCTATTGTGGTTAAGCTGCTCGGAAAAGTTATGCTTGTAAGAGATGTTGCATTGTAAAAAGCATTATTTCCGATTGTTGTAAGAGATTCTGGAAGCTGAATTGATGTCAGCTTATTGCAGTAGTAAAAGGTATACGCGCCTATTCTTGTAATGCCATACTCAATAACTACACTTGTAATTGCTTTAAAATTCGTGTCGCTTTTAGCCAAATATGTTGATGTGGTATAATCAGGAATTTGACCGCTGCCACTTATCACAAGTTCGTGTGTGTCAAGGTCAAGTACGCCTGTTATATCACCCGTAAATTCATATGTTTTTGTTGACATATCATCACTTCCTTAAAACTCAATAAATGCAAATCGAATTGTCGAAGTAAGAAAATCCTTCTTTTCTCTATGAATAATATTTATCGCCGGTGAAAAGTCAGGCACATAACAGTGCGCATACTCATAATTGCAGGTTTCCATATTGTAGTATTCAATGTTTACATCACGTTGCAGCTCATCAATGTAATGTGAACGCAATAATGACATAAGTTCTTCATAATCTGCCGTGTGTAATGGCGGTGTATTAAATTCTATTTTTGTTGACGTATGCGGAAGTACATTAATATGCAATTCACCTGTTGCATCCGTCAAATCGTCCGCATCCGACCTCTGATTTGGAGTAGTTGTGTATGATTGAATATATTTGATAGGAAATTCTTGACCCGAACTTGTAAACTTTATTAAATAACCATTAAAAGCCATATCTTTACCTCACAAAAAAGGGAACATCCCTATTAAGGATGCTCCCTTGTAATTAGATTGCTGACACACCAGTGCGATTAATGTATGATTGGTTTTCATCACGTACTGCATTAAAAATCTGCTTGGTTGTAATGCCTGTTTTATTTAAAATCTGCTTCAATAGCTGATTCTGTTCACGCATTACTGAGATTTGCTGTGAAGCTGTTGTATAAATACTATCTGAAATACCAGTAATTTCCGCGCCGCCTGCTACCGCCGTTTTTCCTCCTATAGTTCCCATAAGCTCAGGTACTCCATTTTCGCCTGCGTAGAACAGACTGGACTTATCAGGATAACCGCCTAATGCATAACCCTTTACTTTGCTGCCACTGAAAAGACTTCCTATATTGCTTAAACCTGAACTAATACCACTTGATATTGAACTCTTAACGCTGCTAAAAGTATTCAAGATTGAAGATATAACACCTTGAGCCCATTCTGCAAAAGATTGAAGTGCGCTGCGAATTGAATCTATGCCACTAGTAAATTTCGACTGTATATTTCCAACAAATGAAGTCCACGCATTATAAATTATATTTACTCCATCCTGCCAATTAACTTCAAATGCTTCAAGTTTTTCAGTTCCTGTTGTTTTAATTATGTCAAACCCATCCAACCAGTTTGTTTTAAATTCTTCAAGCCCACTTGTTAATTTACTCCATAGATTTTCAAATGCCGTTTGTGTCGCACTAGTTACATCTTCCCATACTTTCCCTGATTTTAGATTTTCCCCTCCGTTTGTTATGCTATCAGCCGTACCATTAACATCATCAGCAATATTTTGATTTAGTTCTTCAAGACTATTTGATAGCCCCGTAAACGTGTCACTGATGCCTTGCTTAACTGCATTAATCGGACCTCCCATTTCTTCAATGTTTAAAATCACTTGTGCTATACCTTTAGCTAAGGCTGAATCATCCACCCATTCGCCTATTGTTTTATCACCGATTTCAAGCTCACGAATTACATTCTTACCTACTTCATATCCGGCAAATGCTGTTAAAATAGAAGCACCTAATGTAGTACCTAAAGTTGCACCTTCGGCTGTCAATGCAGCTCCAATTTTTGTAATTAAGGCTTTCCCAACACCAGTAAATGATAATAGACTAATGCTAGTAATTATTGCTGTTTCAAGTGGTGCTGAATCCCACATACCAGCATATAATTTAAAACTTGCCTTTAAAGCCGCCCATATAGCTTTTCCAACGGATTTTAATATTTCAGTCCAATCCACTCCAGTAAGAAATTCACCAATTTTAACACCTATTCCATTCCAATCGACACTATCTATTCCTCCCGCTATACTATCAAAAATTCCCGATATAATATCTGAAAAATCTTTACCTGCTGCTGCATAATCACCATTGAATAAATCTGTAAAAAATTTTTTAACAGTTTCAAATTGCTTACTAATTCTGTCAGCCCATTCTTCGGCTTTATTCGCCATATTGTCAAAAGCTTCATTCCAGACGGATTCATAATCGGCAAGTGCGGATGTAAGCTCATCAGTCAAATCAATAGTATCGCTTAACGCGTCTGTCACATCTTCGACATTGCTTGTGTCGGATGATGTAAGATTATTTCTTTCATCCCATTTTCTTGTACCCTTGAATCCGTCAAAAACATCTTCTTGTGCGTCTGCTACATCTTCGAGTGCGTCTGTGGTATCTTCCAAATCATCCGTCAAATCGGAATAACCCTGTGAATAATCACTTAAATCAATTTCTATTCCCATAAGGTTTGCAAGCCACGAAAACAGTCTTTGAATTGCAATGACAAGTCCATTGACGAACGGTAACAATTTACCTAAAATTGGCATAAAAAATGAGCCGATTGTTCGACCCAAGTTTGTTATGTTAGTTTGTAATAATCTAATCTGATTTGACGGTGATTGAATTGAATTAGCCAAATCACCCCACGCAACCTTACTTTGCTCAAGAATTGCTATCATACGTAACTGAGCCTTTTCGCCTTGCGTCATTGCAGATACAGACTTTGTAATTCCTAATTCATATGCCTTTTGTTGAAGTGTCGCGTTTGTAATATCAATACCATACTTATACAAAGCCCTTGATTGACCCAGTAAGCCGCTTTGAAGATTGCTCATAGTATCTTCAAGTGAAATGTTCTTCAATGAAGACATATCTCCGGCAAGCATTGTCATTGCTTTTGCCGTTGCTGTGGTTGCCTCTCCTGTAAGATTCATTGAATTACCAACTGCCATTATGTTTGATGCATATTGTGTAAGCTGGTTAATATCAACTCCTAAGCTTTTCATATTTGTGCTTATAAGTAAACCACTGTCAGTATCAAGGGCCTGCCCTGACATTTTGCCAAATAATTCCTCAAGCCCACTTTGAAAGCCTTCGGCGTATTCCTCGGCGCTGTCATATCCTGCTGCCTCAAAATTTTCTTGTGCTATCTTGTCGGTAATTACATTGTAGTAGTTGTAACTTTCAATATAATCTGATTGGCTGTCAATGGCTTTCCATAAGGACTTAATACCTCTGATAACCAACCAAAAATTAGCGTAGATAGTACCAAATGCTTTGGCAAGGCTTAAGGCTTTCTTGTTAGTATTACTCATTGAGCTTGAAGTTCTATTCAATCCGCTGACAATACTTTTACTTGCTGAGCTTACTCGTTGCCCTTGTGAAGCTAAACTTGCGAGCGCATTTGTCATATTGATTATATTGGTATTCACCACTGGTGCTTTTGATAATGTTGTCATAACATCATTTAAGGCTGTCGCTAACTTCGGTAAATTTGTTATTGCTCTTTCGACATTAACCCCACCAAGTTTTGAAATAGCCGAAGCAAAGGAGGTAAGCCCAGATATATCAAAATTAACTGTTCCCACTTTATTGAGTGACGTAACTAGGTTGTTAAGATTTTGTGTCAGTGCCGGCAAATTGGTGGTTGCCGAACCTACCTTTACACCGCCTAATTTTGATATTGCATTAACAAGATTGCTCAAATTTGTTGTATCAAACGTTACACCATTGAGAGTATTCATTTCAGAAACGAAACTTTTCATTTCGTTAGTGATACTTGTTAGGTTTCCGCTTGTCTGCACATTACTAACTTTTGACAATGTACTTGCTAATCTTGATATGGAGTTTAAGCTTTCAGCCGGTACTGAAATGTTAGACATTTCTTTTCCAAGCAATTTTACAGTATTGATTGTTGACATCATTTTCAACGTATCAATCTGTGACAAATCACTGGCAGCTTTATTAAGGTTTTTTACCGAGCTTGAAAATGATTTCATACCGCTTGCATTTACAGACGATAAAGCACTTCCAAGCCTTGAAAGACCACTAATCATTTTATCAAGACCATCAACGGCCTTGTCTGCCTCTGATACAATTTTCAACGATAATTCGTCAACTACATTATTGTCAGCCATTGTTAGCCACCTCTCATTTATTGATAAGGACTAGGTGGAAGTCCATTCTTTCTTAATGCTATCGCCCAAGCCTGAGCCTCATATATCTGCCTTTGGACTTGGTTTTCTATCGTTTCATTTTGCTTTTCTTTAGCCATAACCAGAAATGGCTTCTTGAAAAATTCCGCATCACTTTTCTTTCCTGCTAAGCCTGCGCCAAAATGCGCCATTACTACTTCAAAAGCTCTCTTGAAATATAATGCCTGCGTATACATTTCCTCATCCTTGCGTTCTTTTTCAATTTTTATGCCCTCTGACAATGCGTAAAACTCTTTCGGGGTCATATTCCAAAAATCGGATAATGATACTCGCATAGGAATTAGCAATGGAATCATTTCGTTATACACTACTTTGTTCCAGTCTTGGTTTTGTGGTCTGCCGGCGCTTTGGCTGTCTTTGGTTTCTTCTGGGCTGTCTGCTCTGTTTGATTCATCTGGTCTATCATTGCTTTCAGTCCCGATAGTTCGAAAAAACCGTCATCCTCCATAGCATTTTTTAAATCTTCATAAAGGTTTGCAAAATTCTTGCCGCTTTCCACCATATATTTTTCTAAAAGGTCATAGGATGCGCTTGTATCCATTGGATGATATTGCTCTAATCCTGCTTGCCAAGCTATCATTACAGTTTCCGGTATATCAGCCACCATATCAGCTACACCGTCAAGCAATCCACCGATAGCGCTCTTTGTTTCCTGTACCTTTTCTGTTTCCCTAATCACATAAGCACCTGTTAAAATTTTGAACATACGATTAACTAAATCTTTATGCATAGATGCTTTAATACCAAATCTTAAAGTGTACTCTTTGTTATCAACATTAATAATCATCATAGTTTCAATCCTCCGTTATATAAAAAATGAGGGATAGCTCTTGATTAAGCTACCCCTCGTAATATTTATCCCTTTGATGCTGCTGTTACTGTAATTGTATCAATTTCACCAAACTCATCATATGTTACCTTTGCATCATATTTACTGTTAAGCCATACCGGCTGTGACTTTGGCAATACTCTTGTTGTAAGAACAAGGTGCTCATCTGTTGCATCACCCGGTCTTGTAGTAAATTCTGCCGTAAAGGCTAACTTGCCTGCTGCGCCTTCGCCGTCTGTGCCATAGAGAATAATGCAGTCATATAATGTATCTTCCATTCCTGTCAGTCTTTCAAGGTCTTCAAGCGTCCAAGGACTTTCAAGTGACATATCGCCTGCGGAATATCGTCCATTTTCCTGAAGCTCCATTAAATCTTCAAGTGTTGACGCATTATAGGTATTAATATCGCCGAAAGGAGAATTAATTTCCTTTGCCTTGCAAAGTAAATCATAATTGCCCGACCAGTCCGTATTTGATGAATCGTGCTCACGGCATATAATTCTTGACTTTAAACCATTCATTGTCTTTTACCTCCAAAAAAATAAAGCCTTTCGGCTTTTGATTAATAGTTGCTATATTGTGTCATCAGGTGCTACATAGCGTCTGATGTTCAAAATGTAAGTATGAATATTGCTATCTTTTGAATAAACCGGAAATCCGACTATATTCCAGCAACTTGCCTTCATAAAATACATAATTGCGTATATTACTGTTCTTGCTTCTTCCTTGCTTGTGTTGGTTCTTACTGTTACTGTAAAAGGTATCAAGGCATTATTTATTACATTGCCCTCAAGCGTCTGTCCTTTTTCAACCGCTGTTCCTTGGTGTATGTCTACATTCGGAAAGCCCTGTGAAGTATCTGCCGGCTGATTTCCAAATGACATATTAGGAAACTTACTTCTAATGTCTTTAGATAAGCCATATTTAATTTTTGTCATAACATCTGATTCTAATGTTTCGTAGCTTATCACTTAATCACCTTCCAAATACTTGTCTTGCAACGGTTTCAACTTGTTGCAGCATTTCAACTGATGCGCTATAAAGTGGCATTGTAGCTTCTGTACCAACTGATAATTGCGAACCCTTATCATCCTTGGAGTAATACCAATAGCCGGGCACAAGTCCTTGACCCTTGCCATATGAACCGATTGTGTAACCAAACTTATTTGCCATTGGATGATTAGTTTCGTTGTAGTATTCACCGGCGCCAAACTCAATAAATACAATGTCCTTGCCATTTACAACAATTTCAGCACTAACAATAGCGCCCTCATTTGTAAAATTAGCCCTTGACGTATGACTCTTATCTGCATCACCCATAGCTGCATTGATTTTAACCTCAATTACAGATAAGCCTATTTGTGACAAATCCCTTACTAACTGTTCATTTTTTTTGATAAAGTCAGCTTTGTATTTTGTCAAATTTTTAATTGCTGCATTTATTGATTTTTTAGATAACCCAAATTCGATTGTTTTTGCCATTTTAAGCCTACTTTGTGTTGCGCTGTAATAAATACCAGTCTGCATTTAAACTTTCCGTCATTAAGCCTGTAACCGTGTAATCAGCCGACTTATTATCGACCAGTCCTTCGGATGTGTATTGTGGTTTACTTTCTCGCCATATAAGACTGCCATACTGTAAAGGTAAAGCTCCCTTTGATACGCAAATTTCAGAATAAATACTTGATTGGTCAACACCATATGCCCTAGCGTGAAGCTCATTAAGCTGGCTTGAGATATTTGCACTGAAACTAACTGGCTCAGCGTAAACAACCTCCTTGCCGTCCTCCATATAGATTATGTTGCCCTCATCATCAAGCATAGGTTCATTGTTGCTATTCAAAACAGGTATCTTATCTCCATTTGAATCTAACGTGTATTTAATTCTTTCCTCGTTGTATAGGGAATAATACATTTGCTGTTTATTTCGTTTTACCAGTCTTTGAACCATTTCTATATCACTCCAAACAAGCCATTCGCTAAAAATCCTAAAATCAGACTTATAATTGCGGTAATAATATAATTGCTTATGTTATCCCACTTTTTAGCCGGCTTATCTTTCAATTCATTTACTGTGGTTTTAACTTCCGTCATAACCGTAAGAAGATTAGTATACCTTTCATCAGATACAGCAATTTTTGTCTCTAATTGTGAAAATTTTTGATAAAATTCTCTATGCTGATTAGAATTGCGAACTAAATCTTCCTGAATACTCTTTATTTCTGCGTCTTTAAGACATACTGCACATTGTTCTGTCATTCGCGCCACCTATTTCTTAATAAATGCCGAGCCCACCGCCAATAATCGACATACCCTTATAGTCCGGCAGCACCGGAGGATTGAAGATGCCACCAAACCACACTACTAATATATTTTGATAAAATTAGGCAAGTTTTGTAGTAATTGCTTGCTTATCCAGCTCGCGTCATACGTCCTTCTTATGCCATTCTCGTTTGTTTCGGTTTGACCTTCCATACCGGCGTGTGCAAGAACATTAACACAAGCCATAGCCATTTCATTCTTATGGCTTTCAAGAACTCGTTGTAATTGTTCATCCGTTGTTCCGTATGGCAGATTACAAGTGTTACCAAAATATTCAATCACAAAATCCACAACCGACATTGGGATTTGCTTAAGCTGTGTCTGCTCGGAGTCTGCTGTTTCATTCCAATATTCTGTTGCTCTTTGGTTGACTTCATCCCTTAATGCCATTGTGTTGCTCCTCCTAAAGTCCAAAATGCTTAATTAAAATAGATTTTAACTTGTTTCCACTGGTTTCATATGCATTTTCAATGCCCTCATCATTTGCCAATTTCTGCAAGTCCGCCGATTTCATAAGCATAATCTCTGACCTTGTATAATTTCTGACTTCCTCTTCCTTTGGGGGAGTAGGCAAGGTTGCTTCTACTTTCGTTTCCACAACCTCAGCCTTAACTTCCTCTTCTGGAATTGGATTCTCTCTATGTCTGTTATGAATTAACATTCCCATAGCTTATCCTCCAAATTTTTGTAGCAAATTAGCTTAAATAAATAGCCTTTGTAGCATCCTTTAAATAAGCTGTAAAATGCTTATCAGCAGTAAGCACGGTTGACTTATTGATGATGTCTCTGTCACTTTCAATCATTGTATCTCTCTTAAGGATGATTGATAATGCACCCGGCTTAACAATGACTGCCTTGCCTGCGTCAATTCTTTCAGATACAACAATCTGACATCCGTAAAGTTCACCAACTACACCCTTAATGATTATGTCCGTTGTCATTTCGGATGCAGGTAAGTAAGCGCCTGCCTTGCGAAGTGTCGCATAATCAGCAGGATTTACTACGGCTACCTTTTCGCCGTCAATGTCTTCACCAAACTTTGTAAGTGAATCGGCAATGTCATCCGCACTTACGGCGCCTGACTTTGGTACTGCGTAAGCCGTTGCACCCTGAGCTGCTGTTACAAGCTCATCATCAATAGCATCAGCAATCGAAAGTGCTAATTGCTGTACTGACTGACCTACTGGGTCACCATAGCCTGAGAGCACTGATTCATCAGTAAGCTCGACACCAATAGCAACCTTCTTTACTGTAACCTGACTGGTTGATGCAGTAAGCTGTTTTACTGTGATAGGCTGACCTTCGGCTGTGACGGATGCCTTACCGATATATTTCCAGGTTGGCACTGTAATTGTTGAGCCTGGCTGCCCCACAAGAGTTGTGTCTACGTCTGCTAAAGGTGCAAACTTGATTAACTTAATAAGTTTTGTGTCAAGCATATCTCCTATTACTTCTGGGTCAATTAAATTTGTTAAAAATGTTGCATTTACTGAAACTGCCATTTTAGTCTACCTCCATTATTTTCTTGCCATATAGGCTTTGTATGTTTCTGGGTATTTATGTTTAAATTCAACTACCTGTGAATATCCCATTTTTGAGAATTCTTCTATTGATACATTGCACTCTTCATTAGTGCTTCCCAGAGGTGTAGGCATATCTTTCATTAATTCTGCTTTTATATTTGCTCTTTGCTTTGAAACAAAATCGCTTTGAATAACAAATAATGCGTCAGTATCGTTGTCATACTGTGCTGTTGCAGCCTTTTCTGCCATATCCTCTGTATATCCAAGGCCCATAAAAGACTTAACAAACTTGTTGATTGCGTTTTCTCTCTCAAGTCTTGAAATGCGCTCGTCCTTTTCGGCTTCTTTTTCTGCCTTTTCCTGAGCTGCGATTTCATCAGCACTTTGCTTTTCTCTTAACTGCTTCTTGTAAGAGGCTGTTTCACTTGCAGACTTGTCAAAAGCCTTTTTCAGCTTTGCGTTTTCAAGTCGCATTTGCGCTAATTGTTCCTCAAGGGATAATTCTGGGTCTTTCTTTACCTCATCAGCATTTGGCTGGTCTGTTGGCTGCTTTGTCTGTTCTTCTACATTCTTAATTTCATCCATTTTCTATACCTCCGTGTGGTTTTCCGCTTCTCTGCGTTATAAAATTGCAAACTTTGTGTTTTTATGACTTCTCTGTCAAAATTTATATAAAAAAGCACCTACGCATTTCTGCATAAGTGCTATTTTCTAACTCTTAACATTTGAGCCTTGTGTCAAATTCAAATTTTCTTCGGTTTTAGGTTCTGTGACAGTGCTTATTTTTGCAAATCGAATCTGATTAACTCCTTCTTTGCTATCAATTGCATACTGCAACGGGTCATCCGATATATCAACAAGTGATACAGACTTTTCAAGGTCAAATCCTGCATTGACAAGTGTTACAAGTGAATTTACCCTTGATACCAAATCATATGTCTTATTCCTGCTAAACTTTGGAATAATATCTGACACTTTCAATGTTTTCATTTCTGCGTCCGTATCTTCATCATTGCTTATGATTGCCAATACAACCGAAAGCAACTCTCTGATTGACTGTCCGTATGTAAGCTCCATACTTTTAGCCTGTGTTTCTGCTAACTGCCAACCATTCGAAAGCAGGATTGCCGAACCAGTATTTCCGCCGGATGATTTTTCACGGCTTGGCACACCGCATATATCTAACACTTGTTCATCAAGATAATCAATAAATGTCTGCGTTTCGCTCTGATTCAGTGTTTGTGTTAAATACACTATCTTAGCCTCTCGGCCATCACTGGTTGTACGGGTAACAATAAGCCCGTTTCCATCTACAAGTCTGTTTTTCCCTTCTTGGTCAATATCACAGTTATGCAGCCATAGCAGACTTTGTACGAACTGTGAAATATCATTAACTCGGTCTGACGTTGCCACGTCAAGCGCATCCATTAAAGGTACTGCTGCTTCAAAGCAACCCATAAGGTCATAATTGTTAATGAACTGTATAATCGGTATCTTGCCGATTATATTAGGCGAAACTTTAAAATGTGTCCTTGCATAAGGCAGTTCATTTTCCTGCACCTTATCTTCCCTGCGCTTAAATCCAACCTCAAATACATACTTGTCTGAATATGCAATTATTTCTTTTACACCGTTTTGCAATTCATTGTATGTAACTGCAAGAATCGGTTTTCTGTAACAATCATTTGCATACACAACAAAAGTGTTAAGAGGGTCTAATACAAGCAAATCGAATGGCGAAACACCAAATTTTTCCTTCTTTGGGAAAGCTGCCATATAACCATATCCGCCAATTTTAAAATCCCTAAACAACTGAATATCCTTTGCTGGTTTATTTTCTTCAAAGAACATTTCGTTAAGTGCTGATATTCTTACATCATCATCACTTATTGTTTTTGCTTCACGCTTTGCCCTTTGAACAAAAGTTATCGGGCTGCCTGCTTCATATCCAACCTTAAAAGCCGTAATTGAGCAGGCCCTATTTTCAACAATTCGATTATCTACGTCCGGACGAATATCCTTTTCTCTCTCAAGAATTGGATGCTTTCCCTTTTCGTAGTCAATCAAGTATTTAATCTCAACTCTATTTGCCTCGTGCAAAGGAAATGCATTACACAGCACTCTATCAATATTATTTTCGTTAATATTCAGTTCATCAGTATAAATTTTCCTTCTGCCATTCAAATTCATATCAATAAAACCTCATTCCGCTTGCCGTAGTTCTTTCAGGCACATTTCTCTTGAACGTAATGTTATTAACTGGATTGTAGACAACCAGCACTTTACAATTTCTGCACATTACATCCATTAGATTTGTGCTTTTTCCGTCATACTGCATTACTTTTCTCTGACAGTTAGGACAATAAATCGTTTTCTTATCCATAACCTTAATCTCCAAATAAAAAACACCGCCCTATGCCATTGCATAAAGCAGTGTTCAACAATTTATGTTTCTGAAACAAATCTTCATCTTGAATTAAATCACGAATAAAACGGACATATCGGACAACTTTTAATTTCTTTCCATAAATCTTTCAAACATTTTTCTTACGCTGTCCTCGGTATTACCTCCGATTGCGTCAGCTACCTCATTCCACGTCTTATTTTCAACAAACCTCAAGCTAATAATACGCCTCATCCTGCTATCCTGTATGTTTGATATAAATTCCTCAACTTGATTCAGCGTTTCCAGTAATTCAAATTCCAAATCACATAAAATCGTTTGTCTGGCATACAATGCCGTCTTTTTTCTTGTGTACTCAGGATATGGAAAGCCCTCTATTCTGAAATTCTGCAAGCCACCATTACCGCCCTTGACCTTATCAACAACATTGCCTTCGCTCTCAATTTTGGCAATCTGCTTTTCTAATCGTTCTATCTTGATTCTATTCTCGACTACCTCTTTTTGAAGATTGGAATATTGAGATAATATTTCTTTTGAAATTCCCATTAAATCACTCCCTAAATACCTAACATTCGCCTATCAAAAATCGCAACATTGTTATTTCCAGTTACATAAATCATATCGCATAGCATTGCTAAGCTGTCCGGCGCGTCATCGTGCTTATTTTTTTTCATAAACTTAAAGCTATATACGTTTTGCATAAATTTCTGATATTCCGCACTTCGCTTTCCATCCTCCAAGAAATAAAATTCTCTAATATCCGGCGCCCTATCCCTTATACGAATATCTTTTCTTGTTTGGCTGGATGCTGGCTTAGATGTAATATTTAGCTTGTAGCCGCTTAGCTGGAGTTTTTCTTCTATCCAGTCCTTGTAATCTTCAAGTGACTTATTTGCCTCAAACTGAACTGCTTGTATGCGATACTTAATAATCTTTCCTACTATCTCCGGTCTTGTTACGGTTTTATCGCCATCATTAAACACAACATCCGGTATGTAATATTCATTGCCATACTGGAAACATATCGGGCCTGCAGTAAAATCACCGCCACCATAAGCAATATCAACCGCCATAAATATTCTGTCCGGTTCTTCATCCGGCAGCACTCCATTATAGAATTTCATACTGCTCGGATTGAATAATGAGCCGTCACGTTCCACTGGTTCTTGCTGATATTGTGCAAACCAAGAAGCCATATCGCCGTTTTTTTCAAATTTTGAGCGAATCTGTAAGTAATATTCCGTTGAAAATCCTACTCCATAATCATAATCAAAATTACTTTCGTCATTTTCATTTAATGCCGGTATCTTAATAATCTTGTATCTGATGTATTGCGACTTTTCATCATTCATCAAGAAGTCAACTCTATCTGAATATGGGTCTTGCAAACTCCAAATAGTACCCATCCACAATCTTTTTGCCTGTTCTTTTGCTCTTGGAATATAATTATTGTCAACAATGCTCTGTTTGCGCTTTAATATATCTGGGTTAAGTGCATCCTGAATGCCCTCGAGCAAATCATCACCAATTTCAATTCCGTTACAATCGCATAAACCATTCAAGCCGGATATAAGGCCTTTTGCAGTAATGGACTTGTATTTTTTCTTTCTGCCAATATCAAGCATATTTCCCTTTGCGTCAGTGCCTACTATCTTGAAATTAGGGAACACATCTATATGCGCGTATGTTGGGTCCGTCATAAATTCCAAACATCCGTCATAAAAAGAGCCGGAAACTGCATCACTATAACTGCAATATAAATTACTTTTCTCAGGATGCTTGCTTGCATACCAGCAAAGAAACTCTGTTACCGTCTGTGTCTTGCCTACTCGCCCAGGCATATGCAAAAACAATTCGTCCAGTTTGTCATCTGCTAAATCCTGCAATGCATCCACTACCTGTTTTAATGTTTTTCTCCTTGGCTGATAAAATCGGTCTTTAGGTGCACGGTATCTTTCAACATAAAGCATATATGCGTCCAATATGTAGGGTGCATCCAATAGCAATGTTTGATACCACAAAGATATGACATTATACTTAGCGTTGTTAGCAAAGCTGTACTCCTCTAACATCTGCATTGTTCCACCGGTCAGTCTTAATACAAATTCCTCAATAATCTGCCTTGCCCTTTGGGTTAGCTGCTGTCCGTAGATAATGTCCTTTTCGTTATACGCGGCAAAACAAGCCTTTACATATGCGTCAAGCACTTGGTCTGACAGTGCATTTTTCTTTATGTAATTTTCATATTCGGTAACGGTTTTGATTAGCTTTTTACTAGCCATATAGAAAAGGACACCCCCATTTCTCAATAAAAAAAGATGCCCTCTCGCACGATACATACACCCACTTGTGTATGCCTTGAACTTTTAGATTTTCTTCTTCTCTACTTCCTTGATTGCAATTCCCGAAGAACAGGTTGTAATCTCAATATCCTTGCCTTGTTTGATTTTCTTTGCCATCTTCTCAGCAGAATTGATTATCTCTAACTTTACCCTATCTTCGCTTGTCATAGCATTTCTCCATTCTCACTTTTTCTCCATTTTTGCACGGACACAACCAAGTATCCGTATTAGCATTTGACAATATAAATCCTTCCACCGTTTTATCATTTTTGCCTTGAATATCTCCGCCCAGTGCAGCATAACCACAAATATCTATCCAGTTATCGTCCTTGTAAACCCCTGAGCTGTTTCTTGCGACTTTCATTAGTATCATCATATTGGCAACATCAACAGGGCTGACTTCTTTTCCCAAATATGTACTCCAAAATCCGGCTATAACCTTAAAATTGTCCTCAGCCTTGCCATATGTGCCTTGTCTTTCGCCATTAATTATCTTTTTTGCTTCATCAAGTATCTTATTTTGGTCTGACATTCTTAAAAACCTCCTTAATTCCTTTCAATTTTGCCCCAAATTTTGATTTTTGAGTTTTAGACATATGAATTATCGCCTTATGAAATTAAATGCCTTATTGGGTCAAATTAGGGCTTATTTTTATCTCTAACCCCTCGATTGCTGTTAAAATATCTCTGTTTTACCTTGCGATTTTCCAATAGTTCATTGATTTTTTGACAATATTGCTCGTCACTATTTACTCTTAGCAAGCTTTTTAACAGATAATTGCTTAAATTACGAGGTACGCGCTTATTTAGTGACAATACAATGAGTTTTTTACACATTTCGAAACTTTCAAGATGTGTATGTGCGAATCCCGGCATAAGAATATTTACAAGAATAAAGCCGCAATCATCTGACCGATATACAATGTATTGTTGTTTCTTGTAAACTCTTTTCATTGCTTGTCACTTCCTCGTTTTGTAATCGGAAACAGGGGACTTGAACCCCTTACTTGAAGTAAATTAGACAACTAGTATCTCTATCCCTTTTCAATGCAACCTGCATTTCCGTGAGTATATAGCCTTGCCGGAAGTTGAGCCATAATCAAACGGTTTGACTATATACTGTTGCTGTTCTTTCGCTTACTCTCAAGCAGGTAACTACTGCAACTAAACCTAAATCATAACAGCCGGTCTCGAACCTGGCATACAAGAGATTAACAGTCTCAAGGCTTTTCCAGTTAAGCTATGTTATGTTATTTGCGTTTGCGATATTGTATGTGAATGTTTTATAAGGGGTATTTTACAATCAACTATATCTATTCGGGGTCTAAATAAGTTTATATCGCCGTTGTCATTCTCTGTGAGGATTCCGCCACTCTCACATCAGCCGGTAATCAGCCGGCAATTGCAGGAGAATTATGAAAAGCACATACCCTTTTTTCAACGATTTTAACCTATAAGGTGGGTAAGTAGGTATATCGTGAACCATAGCGCCAACACTAGGAATCGAACCTAGATAGCATTTCTGCTAGATACATTAGCAATGTACTCTGATACCTTTACAGCATATTGGCAAAACTGGAGTAGTTGGATTTGAACCAACGAATACGGGAATCAAAATCCCGCGCCTTACCGCTTGGCTATACCCCAATGTAATATACACAAGGCTTTCGCCTAATTGCTATTGATGGAATCGAACCACCAAAGTTTGGGAAACTCGCGCCAGCATAGCAGCCACTAAACACTTACTAAAACATTAAAGGAGATACTGGTTTTACCCAGTTAAGATGTATACGGCTAATATATACACCTTAATGCCACCTCGTGCTGTGACCCACGATAAGGAACTTCATCCTAGTGGCTGTTAATACATTTTTTGATGAAACATTGCTTAATAACAACTCACGCCAAAGAGTTGCCCTCCGGTGGTTAATGCCGGTAAGCACCTACTAGGCTGTGACCCCTAGTAAGCGCGTAGCAAATAAAACAGAAAGGAAACAAAACAATAAAAAACTGTCAAAAAGTCAGGTTACGGAATCGAACCGTTTCGCCAGTTAGCTGACTAATATTGCTATTACGTTTAGCCCCAAAAGGAACATTGCCCTGTATGTCATTTGTATTTCTTCGCGGTAATATGCTTTCATCTCATCTTTGTTTACATTCTCTGTCAAGGCATCCTTATCAATGCTTTCGTCATCCAGAGTTGCAATAATGTCTGAGTCCTTAAATACAAGAAATATTGAGGCTGAAATCATCAAAAAATCAAAAATTATTGATATTATTGCTATTATCTTCATTTACTAGCCCTCACACTCATTTTCAATAAATGATTTCAGAATCTTCGGACACTGCTTTGCAAACCAATCAATAAGCACCTCATCATCACTATACGCATTCAATCCGCTTTCAGTGAAATAACAATGCATTATTTCGTGTCTCAACACCTCATTGAAGCGTTTCTGCTTATCTTCTTCGCTATCCTGTTCACTAAGCATCTTATCTTTCGGTTTTATCAAGATACGTTTTGCATATTCCTGCATTATCCCGTCACACATCTGTCCTTGGTTCGTATCTTCAAGGCTGCCTATCTCATATTCTGTTCCCAGAATGTTGACTGAGTTCCTCATCCCTCTATTCCTCCCTTTTTTGTTTTTTTCGGAATTTTTTAGCTCTTTTTGTTTTTTCGGGTGAATGAAGGACTACCCTCCCCCGCGGGGCTTTCCGGCAGACCCCTACACCCCTATGTACTGACTAATTGTTTGCGCCGTAATATACAAATGTTTGTTCGGTTCGCTAAACAACCGTTTCACGAACCACAGCGCCAATATACAAATCATAAAGAAATGCGTCAACCAAGCCATTTTGTGCTAATCGAACAACAAATATATCGAATTGTATTGAATTGTATATCATTGGCATATGGCAGCAGTTATTGAATTGTATATGCAATTTGGCTAATTGTTGTCTTTTTTTTCGCTGTTGAGCGTTCCCAATTTTGGCAAATCGTCAGCAGTAATTACGATTGTATGATTTACGGCCTGTGCCGGTTGTGCTTTTTCAATTAATCCGTGTTCGGATTTTAACAAATATATCGCGCCTATATCGCCGCCCAATGCCCTATCTTTTAAACTATTAAAATTCAACTCACGTATTTTTTTATTTAATTCTAAATTACTAGAACTAAAATTATCACTACTACCATTACATTCTACATTGTTATTTAGATTACTACATATACTACTGTTATCGTTACCCATTGTATATATCGTTTGATGAGATATCCCAGTAAATTTAGTAAACCCGTATAGGGTTGGTATTTTGTTATATCGATTGCAAATTGATTCATATAAATTTAATACGTCCAATATCTCGTTGTTATTTTTGTAATTAATAACAGATTTTTTTTGAGTGTTTCTGTGGTTTACTGGTCTGAATGTTAAATAATAAACATACTCTAAAAAATAATTAAATCGTTGCTGTTTCATTGATAGCAGCGTCTCGCCGTGTTCAACGTCCAATTCGTTTAGTTCGAATTTTTCGATAGCGGCAGAAGTTTTTTTTACAAATTCATCAATGCGGCTAATGGTTTCATTGTTCATAATTTCACTCCTTCCCGATTTCCAGAGCAAATAAAAAAACCGACATTAAACACGTCCACCCAATTCGGGCGGTGATTTAATATCGGCTCTTTTCCAATCCAGGAACGGCACAGGTTTTTAAATTTGCTAAAAATCAATATAACACTGATTCGTTGATTTGTCAAAAAAATTAATAAAATTTTTAAAATTTTCAAAAATGGGACAAGTGACAAATGCCGTATTTATGCGGGTTTGAGGGTATTTTTTTAGGGGGGTCGGGACAGCAACTACCCCAACTGCTACCCCAACCTAACCCCAAACGGGACAACCCTAAAACGCTGTATTTATGCGGGTTTGCGATATATTTTAAAAACGAATTGGGACAACCGATTTTAAAAAATCCCCAAAATTAAATAATATATATATAGGTCTTATATTTTCTTTTTTTATGTTACTTTTTTTCTTTTGCTGCTCATACATAAAAATGCCGGTCACATTTCAGGATGCAGCCGGCGAAGTAACTATAATTCAATTTTGTATTTATTTAATTTTTCATCCACACACGCGTTTATAAATTCGTTGACGCTGCGGTAACCCTTCAGCATTGCAACTGCTTTCAGCTTTTCGCGCTGCCCCTTGGGGCGTAAAATTGTAATTCTGTCGTATTTTCCTTTAGTATAACTATTAACATAATTATATGCGTCTTTTTTTTCTGCATATGCCATAATAAACACCTCCAATTTTTTGATTTATTTAGCATAATTATAAATTAATTATAAAAATAATGCAAGTGTTTTTTTGTAGAATTTTAGCATATTTTTTATAAAACATTCAAAAATTTTATAAGCATAATTAAAAAAAAATTACAAATAATTTATAAAAATGCTTGCAATATATTTATAAAAATGCTATTATATATACATAGAAAAAGCAAATCATTATAACAGAAAAAGAGGTGATAAAAATGATAAAGAAAGTCAACTATGGACCCGTAACAAGAATCTACTGCGATGGCTACCTAATAGCCATTGTAAAAAACA